TTGTATTCTACTTGCCGTAATTGCATCAATAACTTGAACATCATCAACTGTCGCACCACTGATAAAAATTTCATCTGATTCGCTACGTATTTCAAACAAACTACCAAATGCTTGTCCTGTTTGTTTCGGAACAATAATCAAACTTACTAAGTCCGGGTTAACTGCGTTCATTACGTATGTGCTTAATTCTGTAAAGTAAAAAGTATCACCAAAGTCCCAGTTCTCTAATGCAAAGAATTGGTTGATTGCATTAATAACTTTTGATTTAATATCATTATCATTAACAACTTGTTCTGGGTTTTTTACAATTTTAAATGTTGCCTGCATATTAGTTTCTGCTTTATCTCCGAACAGTACTTTATACTTAACTGGATGATAAATTAGCTCATCACTAATTGACTTAATTTTATTAATTTCAGCACCATAACTATTAAACAAGTTATCACTACTTGGAGGCAATGGTAAACTTGATGTTACACCACTTAAATATTGTCTAAAGTTTGTATCGTATGTTTTTGTTAACAAGTAACAATCATTAATATTAGAACTACTTGGATCAATACGAGCATCATCATCTGCTGTATGCACATAATGGAATTTTAATTTATCTCTACCTGTGAATGCTTTGTAGTCTGTTGTTTGTGTTAGTAACAATGTAGTTGCATCATACTTTTTAAATACATCTGTTTTTACAACATAAAATACTTTTCCTGTTGGCATGCCTGAAGTTTGAATAAAACTATCATTAGTAACAACTGTAATTTTTTCAATATCATTGTCAACATATTTAAAATCTTCAATATTATCTGATGTTATGTATTTCTTTAAGAAAACAAATTTATCATTAACATTAGTTTCAGGTGCAATTAATACGTTAAATGTATCTGGATCATCAACAACTGAATCATCGTCTGTATCAAAGAACCCAACTTCAACTTTTTTGCTATCAATATATCCTTCAGGATCTCTATACTCTTTTGTAATTTGCCAAGGATAATCAATAGTAAATGGTGTAATAGCATCTGGAACTGTATTAATAGATAGTACTTCAATTTTATCTTTAACAATTTGTCCTGTTTTATTATCGTAAATTTTTTGTTCGCTATCGTAAAAGAATTTAATTTCTTGATTACTTTCAAACACATATCGTAACCCTCTGTAACTTACAGTATACTGAGCTCCGTCTGTTTCAAATAGTAACAACCAACTTGCATCTAATTGCTGGTTAGTAATATCACCTGTTTTACCTGTACTAAAGTTACTTGTGATATCTAAATTGTTTTCTGTAATTAAACGCCATTGTCTTAAATTCGTATCGTATCTTAATCCAAATGTTTTGTATGCAAAAATTTGATCAATAATTTGTGTTTTAACATCAGTAACAAGTGCTTTACTAAACTTTGGTCTAATCTCTGAAAGTACTGCACCTGTTGGTATTACATCGTTAAATGCAATTGGTCCACTACCGTCAGTATTATCAGTTCTGCCATCGCCTACTACAGAAATAACTTTAGTCCAAGAATATGTTTTTGTTCCTGCTGGTAAAATATTTCCAGTTGCAAGTGTACCATCTTTAGCAAAATACTGTCCTGCTGGTGCAACAAATTTAATTAAACTTCCTGGTTCAATAAAACGTAATCCACTACCTGTAAATGTTCCAACTTGGTATGTAGAACTAACTGAATCTAAAAACTTACCTGTACTGTAATTTGTACTTGTTGACGACTGTGACCAACTTGCTTGTAAATCAGAAACTAAAACTTTTGGAAACTTATCTAAGTAATAATTAATAACTGATGTTTTTGACAGTATTGGAGTAATTGTATTTTCAATAGTACCTTCAACATCTGTTCTAGTACTAAAAGTAAACGACTCTTTACTGTCTGTTAATTCTTTGTATAGCAAACCGTCTGTACCAAACAAACTAGTATTTGAATACTTTCCTGTTGCATCAAGTAGATCGTAATATCTACTAATACCACTTGCTGTTCTATTAACAGTTTTTACTTTAATAATTTCTTGGCTAACACCTAATGGTGCAACTTGGTAATCTTCACCAGTTACCATTCTATTTTGTGTGTAGTACGTTGCAGGAGCATTTGCTTTAATACTTGCGTTTGATTCACTTAAACTTGCATTGTCAACTGTATACTTTAAAGAAAATACTAAGTTTAATACTTCAGCGTTTCCTGCTTTAGATGTATAAGGAACTGTTACAGAAATATTTGTTAAGTCTTTAGGAACAACATTAAATGTATCATTTGCACTAGTTCTAAAAAATGCTTTAAATTGTCCTTTAGGAAGATTACCAAATGTTCCATCACTAAAGATCATATCAATTGAATCTTGTGCTTTTGTTAATACAGCATAAATGTTTCTTTGATTTTTTCTTGTACTATTATAAACAATGTTGTTTCCTTCAACTGCATCAACCTTTGTCCATAACTGATCCTCAGCACCAACTGAGTTTAGTTTGTAAAGCCAAACATCGTCATTGTTAACGTTAGTTGCATCAATGCTTACTGTTTGGTTAGTGCTTGGTGTATCAACATTAAATACTCCGCTGTCAAGAGTACCTTGACGGAAGTGTGCAAAAAATCCTGAGTTTGACGAACCTGGTCCTCTGCCATCATCTCTATAAAGAAATCCTAAACTGTTTCCTGGAAGTGGTGCTTCTTCTGATATAACACCATCAACGACATCAGTACTAACAAGTTGAAACTGTAAACTTCTACCGTCAACATTTTTACTAAAAGTGTAAACTGGAACATCGGTGTTTGATCCGTTAAATCTATACTGGTCTGTTGGAACACCTTCTACTTTATCTTTTTTAATTGGTTTTCCGTATTGCGAATTAAGTGGCAATGCGGCATTAAGTACTCTTTCAAATTGCTCTCTCCAATTAGAATTACTAGGATCGTTCCAAATAACTCCTTGGTTAGCAAGATTTGTACCATTACTATCTAATATATCTTCTGACGTTGAAGCACTTTCCATTTTAAGCAATCCGTTAGCTGGTTTATTACGCTTTGGATTGTAAGAAAGCAAACGTGCTAAACGTAGAACACTTTCTCTACGTGATGCAAGTTCTAAAAAGTTTTCTCTAGCATTTAAATCAACACGGAAAGCAACGTTTTGTCCTAGGAAAGCAATAAGGTCAATTAGTGCCAAGTATTCACTTGATTCAATGTAATCGTTAAAATCTTCTGGATAGTTTTGACGCAGATAGTTAATCATTGTTCTACGTAAGTTGTCAAAATCGTAAGATTTAAATTCAGCATTACGGAAAGATTGGTATACTTTAGCCCAATCTTCTGCTATTAATAATCTATTCTGTCTATCTGTTGCCGCCATTTGTTTGCTTTCCTTAGTATAATACTATTTAGTGTAATCTGTTAAGTGTGTAGTTAATTCATTCCCGAGTTTTCATCAAACGTTAAACGCATTTTTTCGCTGATATTATACGGCAAATATGTTAAATCACAATCTATAATGATACCACTTTCGTATGTGTCAATAATAACTGAATTTGCAGTAACTCTTGGGTCTGAATTTACAATTCTTTTAACATTTTCTGCTATTGCTTCTTCCATTGACGGCGTCATTGGCTCAAATATTGCGTCCCAAATAATTGTTCCAAACTCAGGATTCATTAATTTTTCACCTTGTCTAATATGAAAGTGATTAAGCAAGTCTTGTTTAATTAACCCAATGTCGTACAATGTTTTACTAACATTTTCCGGATTAACTGTACTAAGACCTTTGTAAGCACGATTAGTTGTCGTTGGATTAGGTGGTGCTAAATCGCTGTTAACTTTAATGTTTTTGTATAGTTCGCTTGCCATATCAATATTTACCTTACTGGTTATTCATTAGCTTTACTAGTTTTCTTAAATGTATCAGGAATACTAGGTGTTGGTTCATCGTTTTTAGTTGTAAAATTATTATCCCTATCAGTAGCAACTGGTTTAAATGCTTGAGGATTTAAATTTTCATGCCATGGCCACGGTTCATGCTGTGGCATACGCTGAGTTAACCATCCTAATGCTGATGGTCCTGGGTTAATATGTGTGTTCAACGGACTAACTTGTTCAGCTGTTGCGGCTGTTGGGCCGTTCATATCAATCTTAGGTGCTGTTTCTGTATGGTTTCCTCCGCTGAGTATATCAGTAGTTGTACCTGCTGTAAACTTGTTTGCAGAACCTGTGTTTAGATCAAAGTTAGTTGATGTTGTAATCTTACCGTTAGCACCAATTAAAATATTTGTATCAGCGGCAGATTCTATTTGTATTTTACCGCCTTTCTTTGAACTAGCATTGTGATTGTCACTTGCTTTTAAGTATAAATTTGCACCAGCTTCAATAGTAACATTACGATTTGCTGTAAAATTAAAATCATTACCACTATACATACTAATACTATCTTCTGCATAAATGTCAATTTTACCATCACTTGTCATTTCAAGCCAAGCAGTTCCTCTAGCATTAGCTATGTAGATTAGATCTTCTGTATTATGTAAAAGTATTTGGTGTCCTGTTCTAGTACGCACACGGAATAATTCGTTGTGTGGTAATTCCCTTTTACCATCTGTTTCATTTTGCATTACATCAGCATACTCTGGTGGACCTTTGTCTGCTGTTGTTTTTCTTAAAAATTTATCATCTCCGTCATCTGCTACAAGAGAAGTTCCGCCAAGTCTTGATTTATAAACGTCAACAAATTCTTCGTTAGTACCTATTCTTGATTTAGGAGCACCAGGACGTTTATCAATAGGTCCAGGAGTATTAAATCCAAAGACTGCACTTGGTACTTCACGTCTTGCACTTGAAGTTGTAATTCCTCTTGTTTCGTCAAATATTAATCCTGAGTCAACTAAGCCATTTACAAATTCTTTTTGGTGTGGCTTTTCAAACTTTGTAGGATCTTGTGCAAGTCCTGTTTCAGTTACTTTGTTGTATTCACTAACCGGCAATTTAGCAGGTTTCATTTTTTCGTCAATTAGATCATTCCCATCAGCATCAACTTTTTTAGTAAATGACGTTGCGGCATTTCCCGGTACAGAAAAATTCATATACCTATCTT